AGCAGCACCGGCTGGAGGAGCAGCACCGGCTGGAGGAGGAGCAGCACCGGCTGGAGGAGGAGCAGCACCGGCTGGAGGAGGAGCAGCACCGGCTGGAGGAGGAGCAGCACCGGCTGGAGGAGGAGCAGCACCGGCTGGAGGAGGAGTAGGCGATATTATGAAAGCTATTGACAGATTAGACCCTGCAAGTAAAACACAATTGGCAGGCGATTTAGAAAAGAGTATAAACACACCACCAGCAGCAGAAACACCACCTGGAGCAGAAACACCACCAACACCTGGAGCAGAAACACCACCAACACCTGGAGCAGTACCGGACGAATTAGATACAGTTAAGAAAAATGCGGGGTTACCAACAGGAACCCCGCCAGCAAAACCGGCACCAGGAGCAGGAGCATTTAGTCAAATGTCCGCTCAATTAGGAGGACAAAAGCCTAACACCATGGCTAACGCACCAGTGAGTAAGACTAATGTTGCAAAGCCTGGTAATCCAAATGCAGCAGCACCCGCCGCAACACCGCCATTAAATGGTCCTAAAATAAATGGATTACAAGTTCGCAATATGGGCGAAGGTAAGAAATTAAAATTCCGAAGTAACTTCTTAGGTATTGATCTTTAAAAGAACGGCATTTGAGACGTTTTAGTAGTCTCAAGATTTTCTTCAATTATTTTTGAAATAATAAGCCTATCTTCATAGGTTAATAGATATGATTCAGTGAATGAAAGACTTCCTCTCATATACCAACATAATCTAAACAATTCTTCTTTTAAGGCTTTTGATTCTCGATCGTATTCTACACTTAAAGCGTTAATTCCCTCTAAGCTAAGATTCAAAAGCCTTATACGAAAAAAGTTGCTGGATCAAATACTAAAGGTACTGTAACAGTATCACCAGTTATACCTTGTTGTTTCATTTCTTCTGTAACTTCAACTAATAACGGTCGGATAGTATTGTTTTCTTTCAATGCTTCAACATGTGTTTGCACAGCATTAAACAAATCTTTATCCACATTGTCAACAAACTCTTTAATAAATTCTGTATTTTCAGTACTGCCTTGTGAACTATCAACACGATATATTGAACTTTGAACCATGCCAATAGTGATGTCTGTTAATTTATTAAAACTATCTTTAAATGCAGCTAATTTATCCTCTTCAGACATTGATTCGTTATTAACTAATTGTAAAATCTTTTGTGTTTCAAATGTCTTTACTGCTCCTTCACTTATTTGTTTATAATTCATGGGACGAACAAATACTGTAAGATCATCATTAATGGATACTACTGGATCCCAAGTAATCTGTTGTTGTAAATTATCCATAACCACTCTTAGATCAACCACATAGTCAACGGTATCTTCGCCTATGGTTATAGGTGTGGTCATTTGTTCACCATAGGTAGCTAACCTGATAGCAATAAGAATAACATCAAGATCAATACTAGGTACCATCCATGCATTTTTAATATTAGGCATACAATGCTGAATAACTTCAACCACTGCTTGACCACTGATAACTGCATCAGGAATTTTTAACATTAATTCATCTTTGGCTGTCATTGAATACACTGGATATTCTTCATTTTCCGAAACAACTAAACTATTATTGGGCCAATACTCTCCACCACTAGGTAATCTGATATAGATCTTTGGTTGTCTCATAAATGAAACTAGTGGATTATGTTGGTTTGGATGTGCTGTTGCCATGATTTTTATCTCCGATAAATAAACAATATGAATATTAAATGTATTTATGTGCATATACAATCACTAAAAAACAATGGTAGATGTAACCGGTAGAATTGGCTCAGAACAAGTAGAACTGAATAATGCAGCTACTGAAGCTACCTTACGGATGCTGCTAGCAGCAACTCTATCAGCAAATAAACAAAATCACGACGACATTGCCAAAATGGCAAAACAAGCAGGGCTTGATCCTGCGGCAGTTGCTGCTGCAAATGCTAATCTTAATAAAGTAGCCGACACTGGTAAGAAAACCGAAGGGGCATTTTATACACTAGGCCTTGGCACCGGTGTTGCTGTAGAAGGATTTAAAAAACTTGATACAGCGTTAACTCCTTTAATAAGTCAACTATTAGCGGGCACAGATAAAGCCAGTGTAGTTTTTGGAACATTAGAAAAATTTGCAGGACCATTAGGTCTTGTTGTTAATATATTTGGCCGATTAGCTAAATTCCAAGAAGACGGACTCGAATCGTATCAGAAGATGTCTAGCGCAGGAGTTGCATTTGGTGGTAGTTTAACTGATATGAGAACTGCTGCCGCTAGTACATATATGACATTGGATCAATTTACTAGTGTAATGAAAAATAACAGCGAAGCTTTTGCAAAAATGGGAGGCACTGCTGATCAAGGTGCAAAAGCATTTACTAACCTAAGTAGTTCATTACAAAAAAGTGAAGCTGGTTCCGAATTAAGAGCATTAGGCTACACATCTCAACAAGTTAATGAAGGACTTGCACAATACTTAACTAACACCGGTGCTCGTACTAGACAAGAAATGCAGAATACTGGAGCACTTACTAAAGGTGCAGCAGAGTATTTGACACAGTTAGATGGTCTTGCTCAAATTACTGGCAAGAGTAGAGAAGAATTAGAAAAAGAACAAAAGGCTAGAAATCAAAATGCAGCATATCAGGCAGCATTAATGAACATGACTGAACCTCAACGCAAGGCTATGGAGCAAGGCGCTAATGAGATGAGAACTAAATTTGGTAAAGCTGGAGAAGAAATGTACATGGCCCAGATGTTAGGATTACCTCCTATGACTGAAGCTTCACAGAAATTAACAGCAATGGCTCCTGAAGTCGCTAAAGCTAGTCAAGCTATGGTTGATAATGCTAAAGCAGGAGGAGATTTAGCATCACAACAACGACTATCCGCAAAAGCTACTGAAGGTGCTGCTCAAGCAGCTAATAGACTAGGCGGAGTTGCAGGAGCATTAAGTTTTTCATCAGACAGCACTGGTCAAGCCTTAATGGGATTAACCAAAGAAGCAAATAGAGCCAGAGCACAAGGTACAGAATCTGCAAGAGCAGGTGAAGAACAATTACAGATAATTGCGGCTAAACAGAAAGAACGACAAGAATCAGAAGCAAGGGCCGCAGTTGACACACAGAAAGCTGTTCAAGAACTAGGGCAAACAGTATTAGCAGCATTGTTACCTGCAATTAAATTACTCACTCCTATAATGAATACTGTAGTTGGAGTATTCGGTGCAATTGTAAAAGCAATGAACGAATACAAAACTGTTACCATTGCTCTTGCTGCGGCTGCTGCTGCTTACTTAGTAATACAAAAAACACAACAGATATTGTCCGCTGTTAACGCAGCAAAATCAGCAGGTGGAAAAGGACCACTTGGTGGTCTCGGAGTTTTAGGAGCACTAGCAGGAGGTAAAGTAGGAGGGCCATTGGGATCATCACCCGATAATCCAATGTGGGTTAAGATTGTGGGTGGTGGTGGTGCAGGAGGAGGTCTTGAAGATTTATTAGATGGTAAAGGTAAGTCAGGATCAAAGCCTGCAGGAGGAAAAGGAGTCCCTGCAAATAGAGAAGCTAGACTAGCTGCGGTTGCTAAAGGCCGTGCAACACAAGGTGCTTTAAAAAGTTTAAAAGGCGCCGGCGTAGTGGGAGCATTAGCGGGAATTGTGAGTGCTGGCAGCGACATTATGGATATTAATACTAAATTAAAAGCCGGTGAAATTAGTAAAGAAGAAGCATCAAAACAAAAAGGTGGAGTAGTTGGAGAAGCAGCAGGTGGTGCAGCAGGTGGTTGGGGTGGAGCGGCCGCAGGCGCCGCATTGGGTACTATGCTATTACCAGGAATAGGTACAGTTATAGGCGGATTACTTGGCGGGGCAATAGGTGCATTTGGTGGCGGCGCCGCAGGAAAAGCAATAGGCGAAGGAGTAATGGGACCAGGTGATACTCCAAAAACGTCTGCACCAAAACCAAAATTAGCTGATGGCGGAATTGTATCAAAACCCACAAATATTCTTGCAGGCGAAAGTGGAGCAGAAATTATTTCTCCAGTCAAATACTTTGAAAATTTACAATCAGAGCTGCAAACGTTAAATAAACAGACAGTAGAAATGTTACGATATCTTAGAGAAACAGCAGAGTATACAAGAAGTACTGCTGATGCTACTAAGCAGTTAGGCGGGGATCTTTTTAAATTTTAAATTATGCAAGATAATATCTTTTATGTTTATCAATATCTTAGGGAAGATAATACGCCGTATTACATCGGAAAAGGTAGCTACGACCGCATAAATGAATATCACGGTAAAAACATCAAATTTCCTGCAAGGAGAGAAGCACAGATGAAGAAACAACAAAGTAAGGAAGTTTTAGTATGAGTTGGCGCAAGTACTTCACGTTAGTTGATACATCGGGCACGATGAGCCCTATCAACGGCTCTGAAAATGCAGACAGCCGCGCTAATCCTTCTCACCGTAATTATTCCAGCTATTTGCCTGACGTGTATTCTGGTCATCCTAATCGTCTAGAACGCTACGAGCAATACAATATCATGGATCAGGACAGTGAGGTTAATGCTGCCCTTGATATTTTAGCAGAATTTTGCAGTCAAGTAAACGATGACAACGGAACCCCGTTTCAAATTAAATTTAACGAACAGGCAACTAGTACTGAAGTAAAAATCATTAAAAAGTACATGCAGCAGTGGACTAAGTTAAACAAATTTGATAAACGTATTTTTAAAATAGTAAGAAATGCTTTCAAATATGGCGACACATTCTTTGTGAGAGACCCTGAAACTCAGTCATGGATGTATGTTGATGCACAAAAAGTTGATAGAGTAATTGTTAATGAAAGTGAAGGCAAATTGCCCGAACAATATGTTATCCGTGACTTTAATCCAAACTTAGAAACACTGTCTACAACAGCTATCAGTCCTGATCTTGTTACCGGTGGTGGTACACAATATGGTACTACTGGTGGAGGAAATAGTAAAGGATATACCGGTGGATTCACACAAAATACCCAGGGCAATAGATTTAGCCGACAGGATACACAGTACAATATTGATGCTAAACATGTAATTCATATTAGCATAAGTGAAGGCTTAGACAGCAACTATCCATTTGGAAGTAGTTTGTTAGAAAGCATTTTTAAAGTTTATAAACAAAAAGAGTTGTTGGAAGATGCGATTATCATTTATCGTATTCAACGTGCTCCAGAACGTAGAATATTCTATATTGACGTTGGTAATATGCCAAGTCATTTGGCAATGAGCTTCGTAGAACGTGTTAAAAATGAAGTTAATCAACGTAGAATTCCCAGTGCTACAGGGGGCGGCCAGAGCGTAGTAGACGCGGGATATAACCCATTAAGTATCAATGAAGATTACTTTTTCCCACAAACGGCCGAAGGCAGAGGTAGTAAAGTTGAAACATTACCCGGTGGTACTAACCTAGGAGAAATTGACGATCTTCGCTACTTTACCAACAAGCTGTTCCGTGCGTTACGTATTCCGAGTAGCTACTTACCTACTGGACCAGATGATGGTGGCAGCAGTTTCAATGATGGCAGAGTCGGCACTGCTTACATACAGGAATTAAGATTCAACAAATATTGTGAACGATTACAAAGTTTAATGAATGACATCTTTGATGTTGAATTTAAATTGTACCTGCACAATAAAGGAATAAATGTTGATTCAAATATATTTGATCTTAAGTTTAATCCACCACAGAACTTTGCAGCATATCGTCAAACTGAAATGGACACTGCAAGAGTAACCACATATTCTACAGTTGCAACTATACCATTTATCAGTAAACGATTTGCATTAAAACGATTCCTAGGTCTAAGTCAAGAAGAAATTACAGAAAATGAAACACTATGGCGCCAGGAAAATGTTGACATTGATGAAACATTGCCAGCAAATGCAGAATTAAGAACGGTGGGAATCACAGCAAAAGGCATTGGTGCGGACATGGATTCAATTGGGGGAGCAACAACGCCTCCACCAGCGCCGTCACTCGATGCAGGCGTAGCTCCTCCCGACGCCGGTGCAGAAGCACCACCGCCAGCATAAATACTGATATGTTTTTAACAGAATTTATGTACTTTGATCGCACTCAGGCAGATATGTCCGATGATCAACGATATAACTCGCAGAATGATACGAGTATATTAAAATCTAGTGACGTGCGTAAAACTCGATTAACACTTCGAATGTTAAATGATCTACGCAAAGCAGGCGATGCTAGAGAAAGTGAGCAGAAAGAAGATTTAGCGTTAGTGAGAAAAATGTATGCTACCCCAACCCCCGAAGAAGGCGCACCACCGGTATAACTACTGAGTTAATATTTTTTGTTAAAAATTAAATACTTTTGTAAAAAAGTGTTCTAAAATTAGTCCTTAAAGTAAAAAACCGACTGTTTTTTACCTATTTCCCCTATGTTTATAGAATAGTGTTTAAATAGTAGCACAAAGCCTTGCTGCTAACATAACATAGGAGAATACCCGCAATGTCTACAAAGTTCGAACAACTATTAGACTTAATCGTCAATGAAGAAATGGATAAAGCTAATGAGCTATTCCACTCAATCGTTGTTGAAAAGTCACGTGATATATATGAAAATTTAATTGCTGAAGAAGAAGAAGCTGACGCCTCTGAAGAAGATCCAGATATGGAAGAAGGCGAAGAAACAAACGACGAGCCTGTTGAAGAAAATATAGATCTAGAAGATTCATACAGTATGGAAACAGATGATGATGAAGATGATGATATGCCTGTGCAAGATAAAACAGATGATTTTGATAGTGATATTGATGCTGACATGGATGACGAAGAGCCAACTGAGGATAGCGCAATCATGGACATCAAGAATGCCATTGAAGAACTAGAAGCTGCATTTGCTGAATTAGAGCAAGCTAAAGGTTTAGGCGGTGACGATATGGGCAGCGATTTCGGTGATCACGAAGAGCCAAAAATGGGCGGTGATGACATGGGAGGAAGCGATGACATGATGGGAAAGCCAGCATTTGAAGGTCGTCGCATGACACGTGAATACGTTGAGAAAGTTGGTAACGACTGGGAAAAGTCCGGTAGCCAAAAAAGCCAAGGTCAGTACGTAGGTTCTGGTTCTGGTGAAAAAGATGGTGCTCCAGTTGAAGGTAAAAGTTTAATCAGTACCGGTGGTAAAGGTAAGCCAACAACAGGTGCTAATGCTGGTGGATTAAATCAAAAATCTGAAGAAGGTGGTACTAACACAGGAACAAGCCCAGCTGGTAAAGCAGGCGGTTTCCTAAGCAAAGAAAAAGATATGAACACTGGTAATGGTAACGTTCCTGGTGGTAAAATGGGCGTTAAGAATTTAAGCAAAGTTGGTTCCGGATATCCTGGCAATAACAAGACTCCGGGTCCAGTAGGTTCTGGTACAGGTGACAAAGCTGGTCAAACTAGCGTTGGTCAAGTTAAGAGCCCGATCAACGGCGCACCTAATCGCAACAGTTAATTAGAGAACCTGGATGAAAGTATCTTATCTAAGAGAACACCTAAGTTTTGATCAGTCCGGCATCATTATGGAGTCGGATGACAAGGATGGCAAAAATCTTCACTTGAAGGGAATTGCTATCCAAGGCGGTATTCGCAATGCAAATCAACGTGTCTATCCTGTAGATGAAATTGAACGTGCTGTGAAAACACTAAATGATCAAATTCAAAACGGTTACTCTGTATTAGGGGAAGTGGATCATCCTGATGATTTAAAAGTGAATTTGGACCGAGTAAGCCACATGATAACAAATATGTGGATGGAAGGTCCTAACGGTTATGGCAAATTTAAAATTTTGCCTACACCAATGGGTAACTTAATCCGCACCATGCTCGAAGCCGGTGTAAAACTTGGAGTTAGCTCAAGAGGCAGCGGTAACGTTGACGAACTGAGCGGCAAAGTTTCTGATTTCGAAATCATTACAGTTGATATAGTTGCACAGCCAAGCGCCCCAGGTGCTTATCCTACACCGGTGTACGAGCATCTTATGAATGCTCGTGGTGGAATGAAAGCATTTAAAGTCGCTACAGAAGTAAAAGAAGATCCAAAGGCCCAAAAATATTTGAAAGAGAGTCTCTTACAAATTATTAAAGGTCTAAAATAAGCCCGAGGAAAAATAAATGGACGCATTCAAACAATTAGTTGAGTCAGGCCTAATGTCAGAAGAAGTTAAATCTGCCGTTGAGACTGCCTTCACTACTAAAATTCAAGAGAATCGCGACCAAGTAACAGCTGAACTTCGTGAAGAATTTGCACAGAAATACAGCCATGACAAAACAGTTATGGTTGAGGCAATCGACAAGATGTTAAGCGAGAGACTGGCCGCAGAAATGGCCGAATTGCATAATGACAAAAAATCACTAGCCGAAGCAAAAGCACAATACCAACAACGTATTAGTGAAGATGCTAAGAAACTAGAAGGGTTTGTTATTAATCAATTAGGCAAAGAAGTTGTTGAATTTCAAAGTGACCGTAAAAAAGTTGCAGAGAATTTCAGTAAGTTGGAGCAATTTATAGTACATGCTCTAGCTAAAGAAATCAATGAATTTGCTATAGACAAACGTGACCTAGCTGAAACAAAAGTTAAGTTAGTACGTGAAGCTAGATCAAAATTCGATGATATTAGACAAAGATTTATCAAACAAAGCGCACAACTAGTTGAAAGCGTAGTTACTAACAAACTAACCTCTGAACTCAAGCAATTGAAAGAAGATGTTGATAGTGCTCGCAACAATGATTTTGGTCGTCGTTTGTATGAAGCATTTGCACAGGAGTATGCAAGTTCCTTTTTAAATGAAAAATCTGAGACAAGTAAATTGTTAAAGATTATTGCTAAAAAAGAGCAAGAATTAGCAGAAGCAAACAATACCGTTACTGAAAAATCTCACTTAATTGAATCTGCACAACGCGAAATTCGTGTTACTAAAGATTTAATGGAGCGTAAACAGGTAATGGTAGAATTAATGTCCCCGTTAAATGGAGACAAAAGAGCCGTGATGCAGGAATTGTTAGAGTCTGTGAAAACAGATAGATTACATTCTGCATTCGACAAATACCTACCCGCAGTAATGGACGGTGCACAAAAGAAAGTAATTAAAACTACTCTAAATGAAAGCACTCAAATAACTGGCAATCGTGAGAGTAAGCCTGAGGTAGGCTCAGTAGACAACATTTTAGACATCCGCAAATTAGCGGGACTAAAATAATTTATATTCAAGGAGACAATAAATGTCACAACTATTAAATGAAAGATGGTCAGAGACCAAAGACGCTCTGCTTGAAGGCCTATCCGGTACTCGTAAGTCTTCTATGGCAGTTTGCCTAGAAAATACACGCCGTTTCTTGGCTGAAAGCGCAACTGCTGGTTCAACCAGCGCTGGAAATATTGCTACATTAAACCGTGTGATTCTTCCAATTATTCGTCGTGTTATGCCGACTGTTATCGCTAACGAAATTATTGGTGTTCAGCCAATGACTGGACCTGTTGCACAGATCCACACTCTACGTGTTCGTTATGCTGATTCCGGTGACGGCGTAGTAGCTGGCGAAGAAGCACTAAGCCCATTCAAGATTGCTGCTGCTTATTCTGGTAACAACGTTGATGCAACTCCAAAAGCTGACACAACTGCTGCCAAAGAAGGCACACCAGGCAAGCGTATGAGCATTCAAATCTTGAAGACTCCAGTCGAAGCTAAGTCTCGTAAACTAAGCGCTCGTTGGACATTCGAGGCTGCTCAAGATGCACAAGCCCAACAAGGCATTGACATCGAAGCAGAAATCATGGCTGCTCTAGCACAAGAAATTACTGCTGAAATCGACCAAGAAATCCTAGCTAGCCTACGTGTTCTAGGCACAGTTGAACAGACTTATGATCAGTCATTAGTTTCTGGTACAGCTACATTCGTTGGTGACGAGCATGCCGCTCTAGCTATTCAGATCAACCGCGTAAGCAACTTGATTGCTCAACGTACACGTCGTGGTGCTGGTAACTGGGCTGTTGTTTCTAACCAAGCATTGACAATTCTACAATCTGCTACTACAAGCGCATTTGCTCGTACAACAGAAGGTACATTCGAAGCTCCTACAAA